ATACCAAAGCATAGAGTTGAAAAGACAATGGATCCAAATGGCAAATATTGGAAGGCTGCCAAGAAAGATATGAACATTGATGACCCTGCGGAGATGAATTTCCAGCAGGCCAGTGCTTTACAGGTTGACGGCATAAATAACTGGAATGAAACCACATGGAAAGAAAGGTCCAAAGCAGGATTCACAGAAGAAACAAAATGGTCTTACTACAAAGTCGCAGATGAAGGTGGACTGACTCCACAAGGTGGAGGCCCATTGTATGATGCCCATCAAACGGTAGACGGTTTAATTGCTGATTCTTTGAATAAAAAAGGGGTCGCTAAGTTCTTTGGAAAGGAAAAACTTTTGGCCAGAAATGCTCAAGAAATCCTATGGGCATTAACGAAGTTTGAGAACCCACTAGAGTCTAATCAGAAACTAGTTTTATTTGGTGACAGGTTCCAGCACATGAAGAACGCAATGGAGGGTCTCAAGGCAGGGAAGGGCCTAGATCCCCAAAAGATATCAAAGGAAGCACAAGGCATTCTAGGGGCAATGCTAGACACTTACAATAAGACCGCAGATCAAAAGTTTCCATTTGAGGTTGATACTTGGGGTGACTCATCAAATGCAAAGTCAGTACAAGATCAAATATCAAGCATGGGTGAGGGAAACCGAGATGCTGGAGTTGCAAAAATTACGGATGCAGTAGCAGACCAACTTGGTGCGGAAGTTCAAAAAATTGCGGACCAATATGGTGAAGAATTAGTTGTCCAAAATGTACAACGGGGATTCGGAGGCTACACAGAAGACGGTGCCGCAGCAGTGACTCCCAATATATCTATGACCATGCGAGGTAACCCAGAAACCGTGAAGTCAGTAATGATGGAGGTTTCTAGTGCCTTAGATCAAGCAGATGGAAATGTGTTTAGGCAGCCCACCATTGTTGAGCTTAATGACCCTAAGACTAAGTTTACGCAAGCGGTATCATTTGATACCAAAAAACTAGACAAGAAACAAATGTCAGAGTTTTTCATGGACCTAAGTAAACTTACCGATAGTGAGGGCGATTCGTTTCTTACTGGGTTTACAATGACTGATGACGGTATGTTTATTGGCGATCAATATTACAAGGAAAGTAAGCTGCATACAGAGGTTAAATCTAATGCTGATGCCATTGAGCAAATCATGCGAAAGCATAAGGTTGACGGCATCCAAGAGCATAAATTAGTAGCTGAAACTTTTGCAAGGGGCGAGAAGGTCGGCCGCAGGTCCTCATTTCAAAGAGGCATCCATAACCTTATAAAAAGCAAGGTTAGGAACGCTCAAGGCCGTAAGTACAACGGGCTACCAGAAGTACCGAATCAATTGCAGCGAGTAATCGATCAAATGCATAAATTGCCATCACAGGATCTACCTGCTGGTAAGCTTACAAAAGCTAAGGAAGGTCTCGCATCATCACTTGACCTACTGCACATTGAAGGCAAGATTTCAGATAAAGTTCATAAGGCAGAAAAAGAAACGCTTACGGAGTTTTTAAAACCACTGAAGGCAAAAGCTGCACCAGCATCTGCAAAGATAAAAAAGAACTTACTTAAACGACTTGATGACAAGAAAACGAGTCTTACAGATAAGAAAAATATACTTTGGCACATGCGGTCTGGATACTTCAAACCGAGCCAATTTGAGAACAAAGCCACTGCAATTTTAGGGGATAAGAAGTCAATGGACCTTATACCGAGTGCAGTTAGAAAGCAGGGGCCTAAGAGGTCTAGTACTAATTCATATTTTACATCCCCAGCAACTTCTGGTAAGGTAAAGAGATGAGTAAAGAAGAAAGCATAGACGAAATTTTCAAGAAAAAGGGGTTCAATACAGATGTACCCATTTTTAATGATAATTATAATACCATTATGTCTTTCGATGTTGCTCGCACCTTGCCAGAAAATCCAGTTGAGGAAAAACCAGAAATCCAAACAGAGGAAGAAGAATGAGCGAGGAAGAAATAATTGAGGAAGAAATTATCGAGGAGGCACCTGCCGAGGAACAAGTTGAGGAATCCCAGCCGCAAGCTGAAGTCCGCAACAACATTAGTGTTCAAGGCAATAATCCCCTCGCTCGCTAGAGCATAAACTTTATGACACAAGTCCCCTAAAGTTTTTTCTTGCATCTTGCTTATTGCATCCCTATAAGTAAGTGCATGAACAACGCAAAATTACGCTTCACAATAAATCGCAAACGCAAGACCATTACTATTAGTGATCGTATAAATGGTACTTTTTACCAAGTGTTAGACCACAATGGTGAAACACTTGATGGCAGTGTTACATTTCGTGGCGAAGTAGTAACTAAGGCTAAGAATATTGTGCGAGGTGTATTTTACGAAGATTTAACTAACTAAGGAGACTAACCATATGAAACTTAAAAAAGCATTTAACCAAGCAATAGATTTTGAACTTACATGGTACCCAGAAAGGTACGCATCAGATCAAATCAAGATTACTAAAGCCACTGCCAAGAGAAATGTCAGACCCTGCTATGAGCAATATCTAGATTGTGACGGGGATGAGTATACTAAATATGAATTACACTGGTACGGAGAAGGTGGAGAAATTATCGCCAGCTACGATATAGAAATTAAATTATTGACCCTTGGATGTTAGTCTTGACACTGTCTCAATAGACTCTATATAACTCAATTACACGAATGTTTAATACAAACCAGCGTACTGGGGACTGCAAATCCTCTATCATCGGTTCGATTCCGATCCGCGCCTCCATTCCATTAGGTGGAGATAGTTTTGTTTGCCATTCGGTAAAAATTGATTCTTATTTGTTCGGGTTGAATTGCCCAATCGATATTTCTATTGAATGTCGCAAGTCAAAGATCTCCCTAAAATTTTATTATAAAGAAAAAAGCTACCGAATACCCTTAAATTGCAAATTTGAGGAATTAAAGGAGTCTGACATTTGTGATATTGTAACTCGTACCATCCGAAAAGCGGACGGAGATATTACTATTGGCCAGTTGCTGGATTGGGTAGTTGAGAATGATGAGAGTGGTGGTGCATTAGCCACTCGTAAGAAGTCAAAGGCCCACTTTATTGACCTTTGGGTTAAAAGGGAAGGTAGGTCACTAGATGAATCTACTGAAGCACTTTTAGACACTGATAATACTGGTAGGACAATTCCAGAACAGTGGGCCAAGAAATATGGATTGCCGCACAAAATAAGGCAGATCCGATCACTTTTCTCGAAGCGAAACTTGTTGTTGTTCAAGAGGGAGGGTTGGGACACTAAGCACTTTGCCAATTTTGTGGGATATATTGCGGAGTCAACGGTGTCCCAGCCCTTTACCACTGATGACAACGAGGTCGAAAGAATAATCTCATTTTTTGAGGCAAACCGTGAAACCCATCCAGTGTTTTACGATATATATCTTTTGGCCTTTGGTGCAGGTTTACGGGCATCAGAAATCTACCAAGTACAGGGTAAAGATTTTACAACTTTTAACGGGCAACATTTCTTATTGCTGCCTTTTGCTACCAAGCGTAGCAGATTAAAAAATACCAATCACATTGAGAAGGTTGGTATTTCTTCCGTATTATACAAACACTTCTCATCGGCCTCTCAGAATGAGAATGTAATCAAAGGTGGACTTAGGTTACATAAAAGGTTTGTGAAATTCTTAAAGAAGGATCTTGGCATAACTGACAACAAAGCTTGTCACCGTTTGCGTAAGATTCTTGGAGCGAGGTTGGCTACTTCTGCTGGCATTTATCATGCTAGTAAAACGCTCCGAAACTCAGTCGCAGTGTGCGAGAGATACTATAGTGATCTCACTGCACATAAGAACGACTTGAGGGTGTAGTGGAAAGTTCTGGGTAAGTAACTGATCTATCTTAAGAAAAGTCATGGGCATGATTGTGTCCAATCGTTAACCACTGCAACATTATCGGTTGATAATCTGTCGTTAAGCATTGATTCAGAGGCAAATCTGACAATAGACACTGGCGGCAAGTGGCATGGTACCGTGCAGGAGTTGGCCGATTATTTATCGCAATTAAGCGAAGATCTACAGGAGAGAATCGAAGATGGGGAAAATTAATTCTAAGCAAAAAGGTGCTAGGTTTGAACGGGCCGTAAGTCACATTTTAAATGATGCAGGATATGAGGCCAGACGAGGCCAGCAATTTTGTGGGGCCAATGGTGATGCAGATGTTATCGCCCCAGACTTCCCATTTCATCTGGAGTGCAAGCATGTGGAAAAGCTGAATCTTTACACTGCCATGACGCAGGCCATTGATGACTCAAAAAAGGCAGGCAAGCCACCATGTGTGATCCACAAAAAAAACCACTCTGAAGAACTTTTCACCTGTAGGTTGGATGACCTACTAAAACTACTAACCGAATTAGAAAATGAATGAAACTAATCCTAATCAAAATACTCCGCAGGTGCCTAACTTATTGTTTAGCAGCCTGCTCCAAGCTCAAACGCATCTGGCCAATCCTAAGAAGGACACAACGGGTTATGGGTACAAATATGCCCAACTGGATCAGATCATTGAGATCGTAAAGCCTGTCCTTGCAGAATATGGGCTGGGCATAATTCAATCACCTCATGGCCCCATCGTTGATGGATGTCTCACATTGAAGACAATTATCTTCCATGAGTCTGGCCAGCACTTGATCGAGCAGTTTGCAATTCCTTTGAAAGAGGGAACAAATGTAACACAGGATTACGGTTCTGCTCTGACATATGCTCGCAGGTATCACTTACTATCTCTGTTTAATCTAGCGGCCGAGGATGATGACGGTGCTGGGTCTAAGCAGAAGGCACCAGCGGCACCCAGAAAAAATAAACCAGCGGCCAACGCTCAAAAGAATCCAGTAAGAGATCCAAAGCTTGTCGATGCTGCTGACGCAAGACTTGGTGATTTAGCTATTACTGATTGGGCTGAAGCTACTGGATTCATTCCCCATAAAACTAAAGAGGAAACTTTGAAAAGATTTCTATCACTTTCTGATGATGAAATTTTCGTAAAGGTAGAGGAGTGGAGGAAGAAAGCAGCATGAGCCACAAAATAGTTGGACATAATATTAAGGGCTTTGACTTACCGTATTTAATCCGAAGCACTATGCTTAATCGGGCTAAAGGAAAATCATATCTTACCCCTGCCCGAGGGAAGTTCTGGCCAGACTTGTTTCATGATACAATGGAATTTGAGGGTGCTGGTGAATACGGTTTTAGGGTATCCCTAGATAACCTCGCTCGGCAGTACGGCATTGATGGCAAGAATGGAAATGGGAAGTTGTTTTACACTTATTCTAGGCCAGAGCAGGAAAGCTATCTCGAAAATGATTTACGGGTTACTAAGAACATTTTTGAGAGACAAAATGAGTCGTTCGATCTCTGCGACAAATACACAATTATAGATATCGAAACGGCCCCTAAGTCGGATGCCGAAATCATGGCACTAGCACCATCATTTAATGCTGATAATGTCAAGGTAGGCAACCTCAAGGACCCATCAAAAATTGAGGAGAAAATAGAGGCGGCCCGTGAGTCCCATTACGATGTGATTATCAACAAGGCAGCACTCTATGCCAAATATTCTAACCCTGTAGCAATTGGCTACATTCACCATGACGGGAACATCGAACTAGACTTCGGTGAACCCAAGAAACTAATCGAACGATTCTGGGAAGTCAGTGGCAACATATGGAGCAACTGGCTTGCAGACAATAACCTATAAATAAAACTAATATGATTGCGAACATTAAGGGTGTTTATACCACCAACAAAGATACGGGTGAGGAGTTTGTGACCCAATACGGGAACCTATACCTCAAGCTACTGCTGGCATGCGAGACGGGTCAGACGATATATGAATCAATCTTCTTAACTAAAAAAGCCCACTGGAGGGTTGAAGATGTATTTAAAGCCGCAGGTAAGCCTGCACCAGATGCGGCATCTGTAAAAACAAGTGACTTCAATGCACTTATTGGAACAGACATTAAGGTTTCCGTAGGGAAGAACAAAGGTGGATACGATTGCGTAACCAAGTTTTACCCAGCCGAAGATGAGTCTGGTGATCACGAATTGATCGAGCCAACTGATGAGATATCTGAACAAGGTGCAAGTGATCCAACGGATCCAGATCTTGACGAAGATGTACCATTCTGATGAGCGAAGAGGGTAAACAATATAAGTTAACCCTTCGTTTACCGAAGGTGCTGGAGGACCATGTTCGTAGCTTCGCTGCGGCCTATGATTTGTCCTTAAATGATGCGGTGAAATTCACTCTAATCCAGCACCATCTTTCTGTTTCTGGGAAAAACCCAAATATCCAAAGTGAGGTCAAGCATGACCTTACAGGTGAGGTCAAACCAGAAAAACTTTTGAAGGTTCAAAGTGAGGTCAAGCATGACCCTACCAGTGAGGTCAAAAAGTCCCGTCCCTCGCGCGCGCCTTCCATTATGACTAATTATAGTAATGTATATAAAGTAAATAATAATAATACTATTACTTTCTTATCTGCTGATTTAGAGGAAGCATGGTTGGCATACAAAAAGTACCGCAGGGAGATTAAGAAACCGATTACCAAATCCGCTGAGAAATTTCAGCAGAGGTATATCGATCAAGTACTGGAACACGAAGGTGAGACGAAATTGATTCACCGATTTCATGAGGCCATCCGAAGAGGTTGGCAGGGATTTGTTTTCCCAAATGAGAATCTAGGTGGATCGGAAACAACTGAAAGAACAACAACTAATTTTTCGGAGGATGATATATGACCCAATTACTAGCAGATAGTATCCCAACGGTAGCAGATGTAGATTATGATGACATTGTGGTGCCATGCAGAGAGTGTAAAACTGATGTGCCTTACAAGTCATCTGTCTTAGCTTTCTTTGGTAATAATGAGCGAATTGTCGTTTGCGATGATTGCTGCGATAAGGCAGCCCAGACCGAGCGACAGGAGAAAGTAAACAGATCACTCAAAGGCAGGATAGAAGAATACATTCCTCCGTTTTACCTTGAGACTGATTTCAATCAATTACCCAAGCAGGCTCAACATTTATGGCGGTATGGATATAAGACTGACAAGTTTGAGAGCAGGCCCATCCAAAATTGGTCTTATGGTGAAAAGGGTATCTACATACTCGGAGCATCCAGAACGGGCAAAACAAGGACCATGTGCTTGCTTCTACGGCAACTCTACGAAAAGGGCATAGAGTTCAAATTATTCCAAGCTGGACAATTTCATGCAGCCCTTACTGATGCAAAGAGATCTTCATTTTATTCAAGATGGATTGCGGAGCAGGTAACGATTCCAGTTTTAGCTATAGATGACCTCTTTGCTGAGAAGATAACCGAGACTATTCAAGCAGGATTGTTTGAGGTCATAGAGCAGCGTATGGCCCGTAAACTCCCTATGCTGGTTACTACCCAAGTAAAGAAATCGGATGCGGTGAAGCAATTTACGGATCCTCGAAGAGGTGAAGCATTATTAAACAGGCTCAGAGAATCATGTGATCCATATGTTACCAATGAGTCTCAATTACAGGAGGAAATTAAATGAATGGTGGTGCATTATTCGAGTTCTTATTCGTGACCAGTATTTTCATCATTATGTGGATTGGCTCATGCAATTCTCCAGCTTTATGAATGTAGAACCAATACAAACAGAGGACCGAGTTGAAGAGGTGCTTAAGGACCAGATAAAGCTTTATGAAAAAGCGATATCGTTCTGCAAATCTAAGGACCTAAAAGACAGGCTTAAGGATTCATTACTTCAGCTGCAAAATCAATTAATTGAGTTTAAAGATGGCAGGTAGATCTAAGATGACCGCAAAGAAGATTCAGAACCTCGAGCTAGGTGCTTTGAATCAAATAATTTCGGACAAGGTGGATATTGTGCTGGATAAGAAACACCCACTATCCCTTTGCGAGTCTGATGTGGAGGCTAGAGATGCTTTGATGGATTTACAGATAGATGACTTCAAGAAGCATTTAGAGAGCAATTTAAGGCTGCTTAGTGACAAGGCACTTCATCGAATGATTAATGAGTTAGATAAAGTACCAACGCATCGGCTACCAGCACTCTATGCCATCATCAATGATGCAATGGTTAGGATACAGGGTGAACCAACCCAGCGAATTGAGGTCACGAAGAAGGGATTCGATCCAGATCAATTTAGTGAGTTTATCAAAGGTAATTTACCAAAACATATAGAAAGTGAGGATGTGAGTGAGAGTAAAGGAAAAGGAGTTTATGGAGCCAGCAAACAACTGGGAACAAATGGGAATGATTCTAAGCGAAAAAGACCGAAGGGAGATAAATGAAGGATATGAAAGATTCTGGCAAAAGAAACAAATCATCGAAAACATTGGAACAAGGAAATGCCCAGTGTTCATTAGATCAAGCATCGATAGACAAAGACCAGTCACCGCAGGAACCGTGCATAACTTTTGAGGCCGCACTAGAGGCTTTAGATATCCTTATTGCACAACAAGGTAACCAGAGGATCCGTGACATGCATAAAGGGACGATAAGGAACTACCTAGTTAAGCAGGAAGCAAAGATACAGATACTTGATAAGTATTCAAAACTTTGGGGATGGAAGGATGTAGATAATCATGTCGAGGCAATGGCTAAACTTTGGGACGAGGAAGATATATCCTGCCCAGTACATAGGCATGAGTAACATCATTAATAAGAGGTTAACAGAAGATGAGGCAATGGGCCTTATTTACGGTTTTCCAATGGTAGAGTACAAAGAGTGCATAAGACCAGATACGGAGGAATATGAAAAGCTTAAGCCACCATATCCTCGATGGAAATCGGTTGCGGTCATCCCTCGTTCGACTCCTCTCTCCCGTCCGTGCGCGTGTTATGCACCGTGTTTTAGGCACGATTCAGTGCATTACCGCTGGAATCCCAGTGTTTATGAGGGTGTATAGAGGATTAATAGTCCTCTTTGGCACGAAAATAAGGGGGGTGGGGGGCGGCCATCAACGACTTACGAAATCCCAGACCGATTAGCGTAGGGAAAAATTTTAAACTAAAAAAAATAAACAAAAAAATAGAGAAAGATTGGATATGGAAAGCGATAGTTTTATACCGAGAGAAAACGAAGATACCTTACGCAGAGAAGGTCAATTAAGGAAAAGGGTTGAAAAGTCATGGAAAGTAAAGATGGAGAAATTGCCTTCAACTTACTCTTTAGATTTTGCGATCAAAAGGGGCGAGGATGTTAAGTCGTTTGCAGAGTTAAAGTGCAGGACAAATAATTACGATACCTATCCCACTTACATGATATCCTTAAAGAAGTGGAATGCTTGTAGAGAGTTGCATGCTACATCTAACAAGAAGGCATTTTTAGTGGTTGGCTTTTTAGATGGTGACTACTGGGTTGATACAGAGACCGTTAAAGACTTTGAGGTAAAAATGGGAGGCCGCAGTGATCGTGAATGGACGGTGGACCGTGAACCATGTGTATTTTTTAATACATCTCATTTTAAGAAGTTTAAATGAAAAGCGAAAAGGAATTAGCTTCCGAGTTAGGTATTGATCGCAAGATGTTAGCTGGCTGGAGAAAGGAAGGTATTGTTGCGACTAGTAGCTGGGTAAAAGTAAGTAATCAGATTGCCTACCATGAGGAAGGTGAACATGAGGTGAGGAATATTTTGCAGAGGGAACTTTGTGCAAATGAATTATCTGCTCCCCTGCCATCACCTAGCAACCCCGTGGAGATGGAAATTACTTCAATTCCTAGAAACCCGAGAATGGTTATGTGCGGAGAGAACAGGATAAAGGTTAGGGATAACAAAAACTTTTTAACGGGCATGAAGGTTAAGGCCAGACCGTCCACTGACAATGAACAAGTTTGGGTAATGGTAGGCCGTTGCCCGAGATGGAGAGGAAGATATTAAATGAGCAAAAGAACATTAATGAAAGTAGATGTAAGGTATATTTACGATTTCGGAAAACTTAATGAAGATGATGAGTTGCCCACAGAATTAGTGCAGGAATACTTAAGCGATGGGGGCAACCCAGTGGAGTTAGAGAAGGCAATGCCCCATCAAGTTTACCTTAAGCAAACTGAAATAGTTAAGTATGTAGAAGAGAGGGAGTGGAATAATGAGTAGAGATAGTGAAAACATTGTCCGCCAATGGGAGGAGCAAAAGCAATTACAGAAAGATAGTGGCCAGCTAGAGAAGGTATTAATCCAGATGATCAAGGCCCCAAAGCCAAAGGCCAAGAAAGCACCCAAGAAAAAGAAATGACTGACAAAGAGATAATGGAGGAGGCTTTAAAGGGCTTTGCACTTATGGGTAGGGATAAATTCGTAAAAGGGATTAAGGAGCATAATAAAGATGGGAAAAAAGGATTGGAGCGAATGAAAACTGAAGACCTTATCCTTGCGGTGCAGGAAGAGGTTATCGACTTATGGTTTTACACTAATGAACTTAAGCGAAGAGTAAAATGATCCAGCCTACTCCCCACCCTTACTATCGGCTGCCGACTCAGAGTGAAGCACTTGAGATGGGTCCAGAAAAATTGGCTGATGTTCTTGCCCAGAGGGAGGAACTAATCCAGCAATCAATTAAGGACCCATTTCATAATGGTATCGAACCTCCTCATTGGAAAATGGCGGACGAAGAGTTTGCCAACCATGATGAGTTATTAATTATGGGAGGGAATCGTTCGGGGAAAAGCACTTGGGCTTCGAAGAGAGTAGTGAAGTGCATTAATGATATTCCAGAGGCCAATGTGCTTTGTATGCATACTACTGCCAGCACCAGCGTTGAGCAGCAGCAGCAATTGATCTGGAATTTTATTCCTAGTGAGTGGAAAGCGGCAAAAAAGGGCAAGGTCACCAATATGACTTTTTCTAAGAAGGGTGGATTTACTGAAAGTTGTTGCGTTGCCCCCAATGGCAGCCGCATCTTTTTCCGTAATTACTCGCAGAACTTAGATTCTGGTATTTTGGAGGGATCAGAATGGGACATGGTGTGGATGGATGAGCTTTGCGGTTTGGACCATGTGCAGGCTTTGCGTTTTCGATTGGTGACCCGTGCAAAGAGACCAGCACCCAACTACCCAAATGGTTATCCTTGGCGAGGTATGTTGATTACATTTACACCCGTGACGGGATATACACCAACGGTTCGTGAATTTATGCAGGGTGCAACAACCGAAAAATGGGATTGGGGGGATCCAGACCTCTTGCAGAAGGAAAAAGTGCCAATTATCCAGCAACCCTTAAGAGAAAACGCAAGAATCATCTATTTTTGGTCTCAATGGAACAAGTTTAACGATTATAATCAATTAAAGAAGACCTTGCAGGTAGATCCAAAGACGAAAATCTTGATGAGGGCCTATGGATTACCAACAAAAGTGCAGTCTGGCCAGTTTCCCCGTTTTTCGCAGCACCACTTAGTGAATGATGAGCAGATTCCAGAGGAAGGCACGAATTATATGATATGCGATCCTTCTCATGGCAAGAATTGGGTCATTATTTGGGTCCGAGTGGCCAAGGATGGAAAGTGCTATGTCTACAGGGAGTGGCCTAGCCAGACAGAACCTGTAAAAGGGTTCGGATATCTTGGTGAGTGGGCAACTAGCGGAAAGAAAGTCGATGGAGACAAGGGGCCAGCACAGGAACCACTTGGTTTCTCTCTTGGCCGATACAAGGAAACCATCGAGGAAGCTGAAGGTGAGGAGGAAATTTTTTGTCGCATCATGGATAGTCGTTTTGGTGCAGCCCCTACACCAACAAAGTCTGGGGTGACCACTTTAATTGACCAAATGGCAGATATTGGCCTACATTTTGAGCCAAGTATCGGAGTACGCATCGAGGAGGGGGTAACCATGATTAATGACCTACTCGACTGGAATGAGGAAGAGGACCTAACGGCAATTAACTGCCCTCGGTTATATGTGCATGAAGATTGCAAGAATTTAAGATTTGCACTGGCAACATGGACGGGAAATGACGGAAAACACGGGGCTTCCAAAGATTTCGTAGATGTATTGAGGTATTTTTGCCTATCTGGGCCTACTTTCTTAGATGCAGATAGTGCGGTCCTAAACGCTGGCGGCACCTACTAACCGTGCAAATCTAAAGTCTGGCTTTAGGGTTTCAAGGTATATGACACAAGATATTTATCTTTATACTTGCTTTATGTCTCCCAATAAGTATGTTGTAGGTATGACTATCAGTAAATTGATCGAAAATTTAGAGTGGCACAGAGACCCTAATAATTGCTCTGTCACGGCAGTAGCAATCGCTTGCGACTTGAGTTACGATGATGCCTACAAACTTCTCAAGACAGAGGGTAGGAAGCATGGCAAAGGTGCTAAAAGTTGGTCAATTCGTAAAGCGTGCGAGAATCATGTAGACTTACACTACACCAAATTTAAAAGTTATAAAGGGCGGCAATTTCGCACATTCTTTAATAACGAGATTGAGTTTTTAAATGGCAGGATCGTCTTGGTTTTAATCAAGGATCATATCGTTGCTATCAATAATTGCGTAATCCAAGACTTTGAAACTCGATATGATTCTCGATCAATCATTCGACAAGTCTGGGTTGTCCACCCAAAGGGTCAGAAACCAGAGGAGGAACGCAGGGTCTTTAGTTTTAAAATAAAGTAAACTAGTAAACATCATGCAAATATTTAATTTTAACAACGGTTCCAAGGGTATAAGGGTAGGTGAAACTTCTGTTCCTCATTCTGTTACTGGAAGTCATGTATCAAAAGGTAAGAATGTTTTTTCTGTATCTCTTAGTGAGAACAGGACAAAGAAATTTTTTGACGAGGAAAAAAAGACAGATGTGCTAATTACCACTTTTTGGTCACAAGGAGCATATTTAAAAAACGACAAACCATTAGATCCTAAAGATTTTGGATGTGAGGCAATTTTATTCTGCATTGGCTGCGATACCACTAATCATGGCAAAGATGAGCGTTGGGACTGGAGAGTGATCGGCACTCTCGAGTGGAATCGTAAAGCAATTAAAAACGGCATCCTCCATTTTGAGAAAATAACATGAAACAACGAGTAATCAATCTAACGCACTACGAGTGCCTTCAACTTAAACGAGGGGAGAATATCCGCATCCAGTTCAAAGATACGATGTTGGTCTTATCTGGAGAAAAGAAAGAGAAAAAACAGAAAGGAATTAAATGAGTTTTGATAAAGTAAATTGGGCCATACCAACTGGCCTTTCACGCAAGGCGAGGAAACTTGCCCATGCCATAGTAAAGCTGGCCAAGAAACGAGATTGGTCATCTGGAGGCCAAAAAGTATTCTGGTCCCCAAAGGAGTGGAAGAATAAAGGTGAACCTTATGGATGCGGATCCGA